TATGATGACACCACAACCGTAGAAGAAGCAGAGTATAACGATTTAAACGATGCTGAATTGGCGGTTTTGCTTGACAACCCTGATGTTGAAGTAATCGAAACCAGCGAGAGCCTTGTTAAGTTCGATGTTGATGATACCGGTGTAGAGCGCGAAGTTCTGCAAGGTTACAACATTAAGGTTAAAGTCAAAAAGCGCAGCGGCCGTGTAAAAATTGAAAACGTGCCGCCGGAAGAATTTATTTTTAACCGCCGCGCAAAGTCGCTGGAAGATGCGCGCTTTATATGCCACCGCACAACCATGTCAGTTAGCGACCTTGTGAGCATGGGTTACGATGCTGACGAGATCGAAGAATTTGCCGGCACTGCACAAGTTGAACTTGAAGAAGAACGCGATGTTCGTTTTGGCGATATTGGCAGCGGTTATGAAATACCCGCGGCAGATGACAGCCAGCGCCAAGTTGCAGTGTTCGATACCGTTATTTTAATTGATGCAGATGGCGATGGCATTAGTGAGCGCCGCCGCATTTTAAGTATTGGTGACAGCGGTGAGCATGTGCTTGAAAACGAAGTAACGGATTTTATACCGTTTGCAGTTATAAGCCCAATTATGATGCCGCATCGTTTGGTTGGGCGCAGCATCTTTGACCTCACAAAAGATTTGCAAGTTGTTAAATCTACACTGATGCGCCAATACCTTGACGCAACATACCTAACCGTAAACCCGCGCACCGTAGCCGTTGAAGGCCAAGTAAATCTTGATGATCTGCTTGATGGCACCGCTGGAGGCATCGTGAGAGTTCGCAACGCTGGCGCCGTTACCACTTTAGGCGGGCAGGGTGTGGGCAGCGAAGTGCAACCACTTATGCGCTACATCGATGAAGTTAAAGAGCAGCGGACTGGCATGAGCAAAGCTTCGCAGGGCTTGGATAGTGGTGTTTTACAAAGCACAACCGCAAGCGCTGTTGCTGCCACCGTTAAAGGCGCTGGCCAAAAGCTTGAAAGCTACTGCCGCACCATTGCCGAAACTGGCTTCCGCGACTTGTTTAAAGGCATCTTGCACTTGGTGACAAGCTACCAGCAGCAAGAACGCATTGTGCGGCTGCGCAATAAATTTGTGCCAATAGACCCGCGCGAATGGGATAGCGAGTTTGATGTTGTTGTAAATGTTGGGTTGGGCACCGCTGACGAAGAACAGCGCATTGCGTTTTTGACGCAAATTGCACAAAAGCAAGAGCAAATTTTGCAACAGCTTGGCCCCAATAACCCGCTTTGCAGCTTGCAGCAATACGCTTCCACATTGCGCGAAATTGTTGAGATTGGCGGCTTTAAGGATGCCGGCAAGTTTTTCAACGACCCCAATATGGTTGAGCAAATGGCTATGCAGCAGCAACAGCAAAAGCAAGCAGCGCAGCAGCAAAACCCTGAAATGCTGAAGGTGCAGCAAGAGTTTGAACTCAAAAAAGCCAAGATGGAAGCAGAGATCGAACTTAAACGCACTGAAATGGAAGCGCGCTTGCAACTGCGCCGCGAAGAACTTGCGTTAGAAAGCGAACTGCGCACGGCTAAAGCCATAACCGATGCAGAAATCAGCACTAACTTGCCGAGAATGTAGCATGAAAAAAATCACCGCACCCAAAAAGACTACCATTAAAGGTCAGCCGCACCAACTTGCCTACATTAATGACGCAGAACAAGGTTTGCTGATGGCGCTTGGCGGTGCCGGAAAGCCTGTCCATGGCGTTTTGGCCTATTACGATGAGGGTGATGACTATAGCGGGCCCGGCGGCGATCAAACTGGCGATGATATGGCTAGTATGAGTGATGACAAGGACGATAGAGATGCGGGTAGGGCAAGGGACGATGCAACAAAAGCGCAAGCGGTGCAAAATCTTGCGGATAGTATAGCACGACATGGTGGCGGCACCATGCGCAATCCGCTGACCAACAGCCAGATGACTGCCGCAGATTTTAACTTCACAACAATACCAGCCGCGCAACGTATCGCTGAAAGTTATTTGAACGGCATGGGTGTTTTTGCTCCATCTGTTTTCAGCAACAGGCGGATCGGCGGCACATTTAGTTTAAGCAATATAATTAATGCGCTGACTGGCAAAGGCACTAAAGGGTTGCTTGGCATCCCATCATATTCAAACTATTTTGATGACCCTGACGTCTTGAGCGCCATCAATGACGGTGTGCAAGGCCAGCTTGATGATCGCATGGCGCTGGCAGAGGCAGGTTATGGCTTGCCCGGATGGGCTGGCAAAGCAACTGGTTATTTAGGTGCCGCAAACATAAACAACATTAAAGAGGTTTTAGACGCTGGCGGTCGGCCTGTTTTTGATGAAAATGGCGAGCTTGCTGGCGCTTTTGGCAAAGGCTTATTTGGCGGTGAAGTCTACACCGGCAACCCTGTTAAAGGCATGCCGGAAACCGGTTATGTTGACCCGCTGGCAGATGGTGGCGCGGACGATAAGCCGCAAGTTGTGCCGCCAAACCCATTAACCGGCGTTTGCGAAGAAGGTTATGTGTTTGACGAACAGTTGCAAGCTTGCCGGCTTGATACACGACCTGACGCTGGCGAAGATGGTGGATTTGGCGGCACTGCGCCAGACATGGATAAACGCTATTACCGGCCTACTGCATTGGATCAGGCGCCGCAATTTGGTGGCGATGGTTTTGGCGCGATGAACGACAGCTTTATAAACACGTTTGCATATAATCCGCAAAATTACGAAAAACAAATGAACCTAAACGGCTTTGTGCCAATTAACGGCTTGTTGTCATGAACGAAGGCAAACTTCGTGAGCAGCAGGACCGCGCATTAAAAGCGGAAACCTTGTTAAGAGACCCGCTATTAGTTGAAGCTTTCACAACATTAGATGAGGAATTTTTGCGCGCATGGCGGCAAACTGGCGTGGATGATACGGCAGCCCGCGAGCGCATTTACATGCTTTGCCAATCGCTAGAAGCGGTTCGCAATCACCTAACGGCGGTTGTTACCACTGGCAAAATGGCAAAGCTTCAACTTGAACAGAAAAAATAAAGGAAAATAACATGGCTGATAATTCCACACCGGAAACCAGCGCTGACAATTATAGTTTTAATGATGCAGTCGCTTCCTTGCTACAAGACCCTCCGCAAGAGGAAAATCAAGTAGTAGATGAAGCAGCAGAGGCGGCAGATATTGACGCCGCCGACCAGTCCGAACCGGAAGAAGCTGAAATCGAAGAAGCTGAAGGCGAAGAAGAAGCCGAAAGCGATGAAGAACAGCTAGAAGACGATGAGGACACGGAAGCCTCTGAAGATGAAGAAGCTGAAGATGAGGATCAGGAGCCTGAACTTTACACCGTAAAAGTTGACGGTGAGGAAATGGAGGTCGACCTAGAGACTTTGAAAAGCGGTTTTATGATGCAGAGCGCGTTCACCAAGCGCACACAAGAGTTGGCCGCAACTCGCAAAAAGCTTGATGCAGAAATGCATGAAGCCCGCGCAGCCCGCGACCAATATGCGCAACTGGCCGAAGGAATGCTTCAAGCGCTCCAAGCCAACCAGCAAGAGCCGGATTGGGAGAGCCTTAAAGCACAACTTAGTCCAACGGAATATGCCGATGCAATTCGCATTTACCAACAACGCCAAGCGGAAAGCGCTAATTTAGAGCAATCGCTGGCACACATCCAAGCAGAACGCGAAAATGAGGCAAGGCACAACATCCAAGTGCATTTGCAGAATGAAAAGCAGCATATGCTTGATGCCATACCGGAATGGCGCGATGATAAGGTACGCGATAATGAACGGCCGCTTGTAATGGCGCATGCCAAAAAGCTTGGTTTTACTGAGCAAGAAATTAGCCAAGCGGCTGATCATAGGGCTGTTAAAATGCTGCGCGATAGCTGGCTTTTAAGCAAAGTCAACAGCAAAGCAGAAACAGCCAAAAAGAAGGTGCGTAAAGCGCCTAAAGTTGCAAAAGCCGGCACTCCTACGACAAAAGCCGAAGGCCAAACAAGACGCAACCGGCAATTACGCCAGCGTTTTGATAAAGAGCGCAGCTTCAATGCTGCTGTTGATCTACTTCTTGAAAATTAAGGAGGCCTAAATGGCTACGCATACCACCGTAACGGCTGTCGGAGAACGCGAAACTCTGGCAGACATTATTTATAAAATTGATAGTGACGAAACTCCTATCTTTTCATCTGCCGCTAAAGAGTCTAGCAACGGCATTTTTACTGAGTGGCAGATTCAGGAACTTGCCGCGACAGACACTACTAATTTTGTCGCGGAAGGCGCGGATATGTCAGATACCGGCGTTACAGCAACGGCGCGGCTTGGCAACTATCACCAAATCTCGCAAAAAGGTTATGTGATTTCAAAGACTTTAGAGCAAGTCGATAAAGCTGGCCGCGCAAAAGAGGTCGCTTATCAGCGTGTTTTGAAGGGCTTGGAACTTCGCAGAGACATCGAAAAGATGATTGGCGATACAGATGTGGCGCGCGTTGCTGGTGCAACCCGCAAATCTGCATCTCTCTCATGTTGGATAACGAACGGTAGTGTGGGTGCTAGCGGAGCTTTTGCGACTGGAGATGGTAGCGATGCGGTGACAGGTGGAACCGACAGAGCCTTGACCCTCGCATTGCTTGACGATGCCGTGCAAGACGCATGGGAAGATGGCGGAGCGCCAGCTATGCTTGTGGCTTCAGCTACGAACCGTGCAAACATCTCTGATCTTGCGCAAGCGGGCACAAACTTGGTGACAAACCAAGTCAACACAACACAGAACAAGGCGCCATCGTTTGTTGGTTCCGTCTCTGTATATTTGACAGATTTTGGTACGCTGGATATTGCTCCATCGCGCTTCCTGTCGAATGACCGTGTGTTTGTAATTGATCCAAACTTTGTATCAGTATCGACACTGAATGGACGCAACTTCTCTGAAAACGAAATTGCTCCAACAGGCGATGCCGAAAAATCACAGATCATTTGCGAATGGGCGCTGAAGGTGAAAGCTCCTAAAGCTCATGGCATGATCTTGGATCTGAACGGCTCATAAGCTGTAACCAAACCATAGATGGGGGGCTTCTGCCCCCCATTTTTATTAGGGGATAAGATGGCAAAAAGACTTATTAGCCAAAACAAAGAGCGCGGCGTTGAAACGTGGATGCACGATAACAGCGAAGGCGGCTTTACCATCGAACAAAAACAGCATGTGGCGCATGTGTTGGAAACTAACCGCGCAAAAGCTAATGAATGGCAACGCGGCCAGCTTATAGGCAACACGCAACGCCATTGGCAGCAAGTCGCTGAGATACCTTCCAGCATTTATTTGGAGTTACGGCAAAAGTTTGGCGACCCAAAAGATAACCCGAAGGCATGGCGCAAGTGGCTTAATGATTACAACAACCGGTATTTTAGAACCAGCGGCGGGAATATATAGATGGCAATAACCACATATACGCAACTCCAAACCGCTATAGAAAATTTTCTGGCGCGGTCTGACCTAACGGCACAAATTCCAGATTTTATAGCGTTGGCTGAAGCGCGTATGTCGCGCGAACTTGAAACACGCTCACAAGAAAAGCGGGCGCTTGCCACATTAACAGCAAACAGCGAATATCTGGCGCTCCCAACTGATCTGCGCGAGGTGCGAGAAGTAAAGCTGCTGACCGACCCGCTAACGGTTTTGGAGTATAGCAGCCCAACAAATCTTGACTCTACCTATGCATCGCAGGGCACTGGCAAGCCGCAAGCTTATAGCATTATCGGTGATGAAATTAAAATGCGGCCGGTGCCGGATAGCACTTATGAGGCTGAAATAGTTTACATTGGCGATATAGACTTTTTGTCTGCAACAAACGCCACAAACAATATTTTAACCCGCCACCCTGACGCCTACTTATCTGGTGCGCTTGTCGAAGCTTATACCTATTTGCTTGATGAACAACGCGCGCAAATTTATGACACAAAATTTTCGCGGGCTATAGAAGAAGTTCGCAAAGACGAAGCTCGTTCACATTACGGAACCGGCACCCTTCAAATACAATCAATCTATCAGCGTCAAAACGCGGGAGCATAAACAATGTCGGCTATGTCAGACTATTTGGAAAATGAAATCCTTGACCACATACTTGGCACCGGTGCTTACACCATGCCCACAACCGTATATGTTGGCCTTTCAACAGGCACATTTGGTGACGATAACAGCGGCACCGAATTAACTGGCAACAACTACTCACGCCAATCTATTTCGTTTGGCGCAGCCGCTAGCGGCACTGCCAGCAACGATGCTGCTGTTGAGTTTTCTGCTGCGACAGGCTCATGGGGCACGGTGAGCCATTTTGGATTGTTCGATGCATCAAGCGCCGGAAACCTGTTAATTCATGGCGCCTTGACTGCAAGTAAAGTAATTGAAACCGGTGACATCTTAAAGATTGCCATCGGTGATATGGACATTACAGCCGCTTAAATATGGCAACACCGGCACCGCTTGATAGGCTAACTGGCACACTAGATAGCTACAGCTTCACACTAGACACGCTAGAGGACAAGGTTGCTTGGTCTGCAACGGCGCTTGACCACATGGATGGTTGGGGCGCTTTAGACAGCTGGAACTATGGCGCACTTGATAACGTAGATTTAGAAGTTAAAGTAGCTGCCGGCACGGCTGGCGTTGCTGCTACATTAAGCGCGAGTGTTGTAAAGCTTAAAGGTGTTGCGGCTGCTGTTAGTGTTGCCGCTACTGAAGCGTCTGCTGCAACACGCATAAGAACAGTTGCCGCGGCTGTTAATGCGGTGGCTACAACTGCAACAGCGTTTTTGCGGGTGCGGCCGTTTGAGGCGCTTGTTAATGCTGTTGGCACTG